CGAGCATAACCCGGGCGGCGGCGTCATGGCCGTGAATTTCTCGATGCCGCGCGTCGAGGCTGTCGAACCCAAATTTTCGGCGAAGGGTATCGACACCGACATTTTCAACGGAATGGGCGACACCGATCGCTGGATCTTTGCTGGAAGCTACCTGAAGCGCGGCCCCGGTGGCGGGGCTCCGGTCGCCGGACGTTCTATCATCGAAGGCGTCATCAACGCGTGGGAACCCGACGAAAGCGACCCCGCTGAGTTTCAGGGCTGCACGCACACCTTTGCGGAGGTGACGCATTATGAGTTCCACCTTGACGGCAAGGAACTGTTCTACGTTGACTTCTGGGAGCGGATCATGCGCGTCAACGGGGTCGATCGTTTTGCCGATCATCGGCGCGCACTGGGCGGCTGAAAACTGGCGGCTCTGGCATTCCCCTATTTAAAGGGGAGGCCAAGGCCTTCATACTTCACCCACCACTTGTCATATTCCTTGGTCTTTTGGAACGTGATGTTTTGCTTATAGGCGGTCGAGAGGATCGCCACTCCTGTGCAACGGAGTTCACCGTCTGCCGATGACAGGGTCTTGATTTCCACGACATCGATCATCCTCGGATGGAGGGCGTTCTCGTTCTCTTTCGAAAGTGGAATGACCTCGTCCTTCAGCTGGTCGCATGTCCTCGACCCTTGCGAGAGGAACCAAAAGGCCAATCCCGCGACGACGAGGCCGAGCAGCCCCAGCTTTTTGCCGCGCTGCCCTTCCTCTTCACACTCTGACTTTCATCTGCTTGCGCCACGACTACCCCTCAAGTTGTGCGCGGCCAAACTTTCACGAGAAAAGGAAAAATGCAAATGACCGAGACCGTGTCCGTTCCCCTGCTCTCCCCTATTCAGGACGGAGACAAGACGATCACCACGCTTACCTTTCGCGAAGCGGAAGTCGGCGACCTGATCGACGCCGCTGCCTGCACGACTGAGATGGAGCGTATCGCGATGGTCCTGGCTGCGGCTTCAGGCGTTCCGTTCCCGGTGTTCCGCAAGGTCAAGGCACGGGACCTGAAGAATATTATGAAAAAAGTCGGGACCCTGGTGGGAAACGAAATCTAGAAACCGACTGGCTCGGCATATCGATCTACGTCGCGCACTGGACGAACACGCCGCTGGATATGATCTGGCGCTGGCCCCCTGCCCGCCTCCTCCAGTGCTTCAATCGCGCTCAGAAAATGTTTGAGAAGCCCAAAGGGACGCGGCAATGACTACACATGAAAGCCGGCTGAAAATCACTCTGCTGGACCAAGTGACCAGCCGTGCGCACGGTATCGTCAATGCCCTCGGTGGTATTGAGCGGCAGGCGGCATCATTCACGGCTCCGCTTCGATCGCTTGCTGGACAGGTGCTCGCCTTCGGCGGTACCTATCTCGGCGTCTCCGAGGGTATCAAGGCTACGGCCGGCGCGGCGATGAGCTTCGAGTCCGCGTTTGCGGACGTGCGCAAAGTCGTTGACGCAAACGACGAGCAATTCGCAAATCTGCGCCAGACCATTCGCCAGATGTCGAACGAGTTGCCGATCGCAGCCAACGACATCGCGGCGCTGTTCGCGGCTGCCGGGGAATCCGGCATTGCCACGGCGGATCTGAAGGACTTTGCGCAGATGGCGGCCCGCGTCGGCATCGCCTTCGATATGTCCGCCGGCGACGCCGGTGAAAGCTTGGCGAAACTCAAGACGCAGCTCGGGCTGACGGTTGCCGAGACGGGCGACATGGCCGATGCCATCAATCACCTGTCCAATAACATGGCCTCCAAGGCCAAGGACATCACCGCCTATATGCTGCGGGTCGGCGCGCTCGCCGAAATGGGCGGTTTCACCAAGGAACAGATCGCCGGTATCGGTAGCGCCATGATCGCCGCCGGCGCCGAAGCCGAGACCGCCGGCACGGCGATGCAGAACGTCGTAAAGGCCCTGACGCGAGGCGCCTCCGCTGACAAAAGCCAGCGCGAAGTTGCCAAGGCCCTCGGCCTCGATCTTCCACAGATTGCCAAGGATATGCAGAAGGACGCCCCCAAGGCGTTGCGCAAGGTCCTGACGGCAATCGCCAAGACACCCAAGGATCGGCATCTCGCCCTCCTCTCGGATTTCTTCGGTGACGAGGCGAAGGCTTTCGCCCCGCTGATCGGCAACATGGACCTACTGGGGCAGGCGCTCGACAGCGTCAGCGACCGAACGAAATATTCCGGTTCCGCATTCAAGGAATATGTGCAGCGGGCCGATACCACGGCCAATGCGCTGGAGCTGATCCAGAACAAGATCGCCAACCGGTTCTGGCAGATGGGCGACCAGATGCTTCCGGCGATCAAGGAAGCCGCGCTGGGCATGGGATACGTGCTCGACACACTCGACTCGCGCGTTTCAATCTTCGACGAAATGGAAGTTGCGATCAAAGGCTTTGCCCAGGGCCTTGGGTACGGAGGCATCCGCGAGATCATCGAGGATCTTGGCGACCTGTTGTTCGGAAAGATCGATGCTAACGCTGGGGACCAGCTCGGCCGGATCTTCATGCAGGCAAAGGATTGGGGCGCATCGATCCGAGAGCTGAGTGCTGCGTTGAAAGATAACCCGATCGTGCAGTTCTTTGCGGATATCGCCCCCTACGGCTTGCAAATTCTGGCCTGGGGTGCGGGGATCGCCTTCCTCGCGGGGACGGTAAGAAATTTGGCGTCGGCCCTGATGTTGCTCTCAGGCGCATCGACGATCCTTGCGGCGTTCAAAGCCGTCAGCAGCATTGCGGGGATTGTCGGTGGTGGTGCCGCTGCTGGTGGTGCGGCGGCAAGTGGGGCCAGAGCAGCGGGCGGCGCTGCTGGGGCGGCAACCACGGCGGCCGGGACGGGTTTGCTCACGCGTCTCCTCGGTCTTGCGAGGCTGAGCGCGTTCGGCGCCGCCGCCGGCGGTGCCTACACCGCCGGGAAGGAAGTCGTCACTGGGGAAACCCCGTACGCTCAAGGGAAATCCTTGCTCCCGAGCCCAACCGACGCCCTGCATTGGTTGAAAGAGGGACTGGGCAAGCTTTCTGAGGCCGACGTCTCTCCCGCGCCATCGGTCACCGCTCTGATGGCCCTTGAGAATGCGCGGGCGGCCAGGGCGGCTGGGATCGGCGGCAACACGACCGACACCCTCCCCGGCAAAACGGCCGACGATCTCGGTATCGTTCGCCCGATCGCGATCGATGCTGGCAGCATCGACGCCCTGACGCAGCCTCGCGGGACTCAGGACGTCAATGTCCTTAATCCTCGCCCGGCGCCTAATATCAGCCTGTCGGTGACCATGCAGGTGACCGGGGTCACCAATCCCGAAGAACTGGCAAGCAAGGTATCGGGCATCGTTGGCCAGCGCCTTCGTGAGGAAGTCGCCGGCATCTATGCCGATACCGGTTATGGAGTTGCCTGATGCTTTATCTGATCGGTGCCCTGAAACTCGACACGCGTCCTTTCAACGTCGACGAGGTCCAACGGACAATGTCGGTCGACTTTGCCGACAAGCCTATCGTCGGCGGGAAGGTCGCCCGCGAATTCATGGGTGAGGGTGAAGAAAAGTTGGTGCTGTCCGGCCAGCTCCTGCCCTTCAGGACCGGCGGCCTTTCCGAACTGGAGCTGGCAAAGAGCCTGATGCTTGCCGGGCGTCCGCTCCCGGTGCTTCGTGGCGACGGCGCCCGCCTCGGTTGGTTCACGATCGACAAGATGTCGGAAGGGCACAAAGACCTGATGCGGGATGGCGTCGGTTTCTTCATCCGGCATTCGATCGAGCTGACCAAGGTCAGTCCGGTCGGCGCCTCGCCATCGGTGATCGGCACAATCCTCTCTCTCTTCGGCCTCATGGAGTAGAGCAATGCCACAAACGTTCAAGATCGCCCGCGAGGGGATGACGGTCGAGCTGCTTCTTCACCAAGCCTACGGCGTGGAGGGGCGGACACTCCTCGAGGAGACGCTCGCTAAAAATCCGGGGCTGTCGAGCGTCGCAGCCTTTCTGCCACTCGGTACGGTGCTGACCATCCCAGACAGGCCCGCGCCGGCCGCCTCCGTATTCAAGCCCGTCGTCTCACTTTTCGGAAACTGATCGTCATGCCTTGGACAGTCGAATGGAAAGTGATCGTCGACGGGGTGGACCTGACGTCCGCCATGCGGCCCTACCTGATGAAGATCTCGATCTCGGACAAGGACGGTTCGGCAAGTGACACCTGTAACCTCGAATTCGACGACAGCGGAGGTCAGGTTAAGCTGCCGGCGGAAGGGGCGGCCGTGCAGGTTTACCTGCAGGGGATTTCGGCGTTTACCGGCAAGGTGGACAGCGTCCGGTCCAGAGGCGCACGCGGGAGCGGCCGGACGCTGTCCGTCTCGGCAAAAGGCTTCGATGCCAAGGGGAAGGCGAAGGAACCCCAGTCCCATCATATGGATGACGGGACGCTTCAGCAGTTCCTCGACACGGCCGCGAAGAACGCCGGGCTCAAGGGCATCGTCATCGATCCGAGTTTCGCGAACATCACGCGGGACTACTGGTCGGCGACCTCCGAAAGCTTCCTCCATCTTGGACAGAAGATGGCTCGGGAGCTGGGCGGCACGTTCAAGATCCGCGGTGACCAGGCAGTCCTTGCCAAGCGTGGGCAGGGCCTGAGTGCCACCGGACAAGCCTTGCCGACTGTCATCGGCATCGCCCCGCCTCCGGGCGAGCTGACCGGTAATGTCATCAACTGGGATATCGCACCCACGGCCGGCCGCGAGAAATTCGCCAAGTCAAAGGTACGGTATTTCGATCGGCCCTCCGCCAGCTTCAAAGAAATCGAGATCGAAACCGGCGTCGATGCCGACGCCACCGACGAGGTTCGCACAACGGTCGCGGATGAGGAGCAGGCCAAGGCCGTCGCCGAAGGTCGCAAGGCCAATAGTGAGCGCGAAGGCGGACAAGGGTCGGTGACGCTCGACCTCGAAGTCACGGCGCAGGCCGAGGGTACCTTTGTCCTCACCGGCGCCCGGCCCGGTGTCGATGGCATGTACCGGATCAGCGGCGTCAATCATCAGGCGGACCGGTCCGGCGGATCGACAACCCAACTGGAACTGAAGCAGCCTTCCGGAGGGGCCGGGAAGGACGAGCGCAAGCCGTCGACGGACAAGACGGGCTCGGCGGCCGGCGGACAGGGTGGATCGTCCAGCGGCAATGCCGCAGCGGCCGGCGGCCGTGCCGACAGTTTCGCCGACTATAATCGCCGCTTCGGGCGGACCGACGAAAACTGACCGATGGTCGTTCAGACCAGGTCGGAACAGCAGGTTGGCCGGGAGGTTTCCCTCCCGGCCCTATGGCCCCTCGGCTTCGGGTGGCTGCAGCCTTACGGCTGCAACGGCGGGCGTTGATTGGCGTCGCATCCCGCCTGGTAATCCTGTCGGATAATCGCCACACCCGAGGCCCTTACGGGCGGCAAGGGTTTGGCAGAAATTCCGAGCCTTCACAATGCATGACTTTTTTCATTTCACCGCCGTTCGGCCGGTGTCCCCGCCTGCGGCTTACCTCGGTGGTAAGAAGCAGCTCGCCCAGCGCGTTGCGTCCATCCTTGAGCAGATCCCGCATAGCATTTATGCGGAGCCCTTCGTTGGAATGGGCGGCGTCTTCTTTCGTCGGAGCCTCGTTCCAAAGAGCGAGGTGATCAACGATCGTTCCGGTGACGTCGCCACGCTCTTTCGGATATTGCAGCGGCACTATCCCCAGTTCATGGAGGTAATGAAGTTCCAGCTCACGTCCCGGCGGGAGTTTGAACGCCTAGCTGCAACCGACCCTTCCACCCTTACGGATCTCGAAAGGGCCGCACGGTTCCTGTACCTCCAGCGGCTGGCTTTCGGCGGCAAGATCGTCGGCCGCAGCTTCGGCGTCGACACGACGGGTTCTGCCCGGTTCAATCTCGCCCGCCTTGGCATCATCCTTGAGGAAGTACACGAGCGCCTGACGGGCGTGGTGATCGAAAACCTCGACTGGTCGGATTTCATCGGGCGGTATGACCGGCCCGAAACCCTCTTCTATCTCGATCCGCCTTACTACGGAAACGAGGGGGATTACGGGAAAGACGCCTTCTCGCGGGAGACCTTCGGCGCCATGGCCGAACGGCTCGCCACAATCAAGGGCCGTTTCATCATTTCGCTCAACGACTGCCCCGGCGTCCGCGAGGTGTTCTCGGCATTCCCTATGATATCGGTCGGCCTCACCTACACGGTCAGGGGCGGAACCGGGAAAGACGTCGGGGAGGTCATCATCCTCGACGGGAAAGATCCGAAGCCGGCCAACCTTCCTCTCGGCTAGGTTTCGGCCCGCCGGCGCGTCTCATTCGCCAGTTGGCGGAATTCACGACGATCCTCAATGCCCGAACCACGGGCGCATCCTCAAATGGAGAAGAACTATGACTTATGCCCTCAATCCGGCATGGCTTCAGCCTGTCCGCATGACTCGGATTGTCGCTCACTGGAGCGCCGGCGCCTATCACGCTTCGGATCTCGACAAGGAACACTACCACTTCATCATCGAAGGAACGGGTAATGTCGTGAAGGGCGATCACGATATCGCCGATAATGTCAGCACTGCCGACGACGACTATGCGGCACATACTCGCGGCTGCAACACAGGGGCGATCGGCGTCTCGCTCGCCTGCATGGCGGGCGCGATCGAAAGTCCGTTCAATCCGGGCAAGTTCCCGATGACTGAAATTCAATGGGCGCGGGCCATGGATGTGATCGCGGCGCTCGCCACGTTCTACAACATCCCAGTCACGGACAAGACGATCCTGAGCCATGCCGAGGTTCAGCCTAACCTCGGCATTCAGCAGGCGGGCAAGTGGGACTTCACCCGGCTTGCCTTCGACCCGAGCGTTGTCGGGGCGAAGGCCTGCGGCGACAAGATGCGCCGGGACGTTAAGGCCCGAATGTAATGCGCCGGCCGGACGTAAAGCGTAGCGGCGAGCCTGGATGGTCGTGGCGACGGGCCGCGATCTTCCCGCTGATCATGTTCGCCTGCTGGCGGCTGATGGCAATGGAGAACGCCCCGGACACGATGGTCAACCAGACCATCGCCTGGGGCTGGATCGTCATGATCATTTCGCTGGTGTTTTTCTATACCGGCTTTGCCACAGCACAGGATATCGCCGCGATCCTCGCCACCCGCACCGGCCTCCCCTACGCCTCGCCGCCCGTCGCGGTCGGGGGCGAACCCCTTCAAGATCAATCGGTAAAGGATGAGCGCGGATGATTGCGACGTCTCCTATCTTCTCAACTCTTCGAGACATCCTGTCCGTACTCGCGGGTGCGGCGATCGTTGGCGTTGTCTCCTCAGTCTACTGGCTGGGCATCCCTTTCCTGAACGATCGGGCGTCCGTCGCCCTCCCCTTCTATGGCGACGTCAATGTCAGCAGCTTGCCGGTCCTCGGCCCGCTCGCGGTCGGGCATCTTCAGCTGCGCATCGACCAGGCGGTGACCGAGGCCACCGCCGACCTCGTTTCCAAGGTCGAATTCGAAGCGGTCAAAACTCGCCTCGATGAGATGCAGCGCCAGCGGGATGCCGGCGCGCGCGCTCTAGAGGACTATCGGAAGCGAGCCGATGCGGCACGGATGCATGCGGCCGAGACGGAAACCCAGCGTGAAAAAGAAAGGCTCGATTATGCCATACGGCTCGACCAGGCGCAGCGTCGCTGCGATCTCGATGATGCTGATATTGAGTGGCTGTACCGCCACGACAACCGCCCGCCTCCATGACGCGGGCGCTGCGATCGGCGCCACGCGCGCCGGCGTCAACCTGCCGGCGCAGCCGGAGGAATGTGGACGGGACGAACCACACGCCGCCATCCGGAAGGGCGACGAAGCCCGTGCCGTCATCGACCGGGAGCGAGCCGCGCTCGATCGCTCCAATGCCAGCAAGCGGCGATGCTACCTCTTCAACGAGGATCTTCGCCGGAACCTCGCGGGGGTGCCGTCATGATCGTCCTTCGACGCGTCTATGATGGTGTTGCTGGCCATTTCGTGGTGCGGGCCTCTGAATGGATCATGCTATGGCCGGCCTTTGGCTTGTGGGCTGTCCTTCAGCTCAATCCCGACATGTTCGATACCTCTCCCTCCTTCACAGTGATAGCAAGCTGGGGCGAGGAAACGACGTGGGCATGGTTCCTTGCTGCCAGTGGAGTGGCGCGCCTCGTCGCTCTGACGATCAACGGCACCTTTCGCGGGTTCATCTTCTCGCCGCATATCCGTGCTGGCGCCTCGCTGATCGGGGCCGGCGTGTGGTCCCAAGTCAGCCTCGGTTTTCTCATAGCCTGGTTGACGGCCGGCGGCCCACCATCAGAGGTCATCGCCTGGTCGACGATGGTCTTGCTCGAAATCATCAACACGCATCGGTCCTGGTCTGATGTCGGCAAGCAGGGAATGGAATTCGGCTAATGGACTGGGCGGCGCTGGATTATGAAAAGATCGCCAATGCCATCGTTATTCTTGTTGTAGGCCTTGCCGCAGGGCTCGGGTTCAAGGCAGGCCGGGATGGGCGGCGTGGGGCAGCGAATAGTATGGCTGGCTCCATCGAGGTGGCCGGGGCGCTCGTAGATAGCGCGGCTGTTAAGGCACTGGAGGGCTCGGTAAAAGCACTCTGCGCGTCGATCGACGATGGTGCGGCCGAAAATCTGAACTATCGGAAATCGATGGAGCGCGCGGTTGAAGATCTGACTGACGCGTTGAAGGAAGTCACTCACGGGCTCTCTTCGCTGAAGGAAGAGATCATTCGCAGCAAGCGCGGATGATCCTCGTTTGATAACAAGAAAGCCGCTCCGGAGACGGGGCGGCTTTTTGCGTTTTGCCAAGGATCATCTTGGCGTCATCACCTGCTTGGCGCGATCCCAGTATTCCTCAACCTTCTGCGTTGCGATGCGAGCGGTATCAACCCACCCTGTATTGGGGATCGGCGGGCTACCTTTGTGAGTCCGTGGATATGACCCTGCCCATTGCCATTTACCCTTTGTCGGACCGTTGGTTTCTTTCCTGATCCGGCCGATATAATCCGTGCTGTCGAGGCCTATCCAGTCCAGATCAGTCGGCGGATCATTGTCGTCGATCTGCGTCCGTTTCCATTGGTAACGTGGCTCGTACAGTGCAACCATGTCACAGGATGCCGTAGAGCTTCGCCGCGATCCCCGTCACCAGCACGACCAATACATAGCCTGTGTTTCGGATCTCTTTAAGGTAGTTGTTCGACCAGCCGACGCGGTGATGAATGTAATAGAGGTAAGCATTGTCGGTCAGATGCTTACGCAAATCATCGTAATCTATGGCGCCGCCTTCTTTTATCCGCTCGCGCTCAAGTTCAGCTGCTATCTCCGACATAGATTTTTTGGCCATTTCCCCTGCCCTCAGCCTGCTCAACCTTTCCCATCATGGTCATATCTATCCTGAGATGGGTTCTGGCGTCGAGACATATTGCAATATACGGTTGAGCCGGTGCCTGAGAGGCGCTTGCGTTCATTTGCGTTAACGCATCTGCGTCAACGCACCCCCGCCCTGTCCATCAGCTCCTTCAGGGCTTACGGATAGCTCAACCGCTCTTCC